CCGCCTAGAGCATCAACGGTTACACTAATATTTAAGAAAAAACAAACTCTGTAACTCTGTAACCGATATTTATAATCATTCTAAATAAAAAATATGACATCTGAAGATAAATTACAATCAATATGCTTTAAGTGGGCAAATAATAACTACTGCCTTAAAATACATAGTCCGCGATGTCGTATTTTTAGCGTTCCTAATGGTGGACTAAGAAATAGAATTGAGGCTATGAAGTTACAAGCAACAGGTTTAACAGCTGGAGTATCTGATTTAATAGCTTTATTCCCTAATGGCTTATGTGTTTTTTTTGAGGCTAAAAAAGAAAACGGTAAACAATCGGATAAACAAATAGACTTTGAAAATAGTGTTAAAGACTTAGGTTTTAATTACCATGTGTTTAGATCGCTTGATGAATTTAAAGAACAGTTTAATAGTTACATAAAAAAAGCCACTTATTAGGTGGCTTATTTATTAGTAGTCATTTTAAATTTATAATCTTCAAACTCATTACGAGCCTTTACATACTTTTTTTGTAAATCCTTATACATTTGTTCGTCTTTGATTTCGGTGTCGTCTGGCAGTATTTTAACAGAAATTAATTTAATCCCGTCAAAAGCACCGTTAAGTAAAAGAGATTGGTAGTCTCTTTCACTTAATGTTATATTTGCTAAATTCATTTCAAAGTTGCTTTTAGTTTTTCTTTCATTGGAACGGCTATCTTTTGTTCATTCGGTGGTAATGCTTCAAACATTGTTTTTAAATCAGCTAATGTTTTTGCGTTAATTATCTTAGCGTTTACTTCGTCTACTGTTGGTTGTACTATTTGTTGAACTGGTTTATTAGTCATTTGAGCATCGTCATCGTCAATCTCTAAAGCTAATAGACTAGCTAATGTGTAACGTCTAAAATAAGTGATAGCACTACCTAATTGTTGGGGTGTTTGATTATTTGGTAAATCTACAAAGCTAAAATCTTTAACGCCGTTATAACTTAATTCTGTGCCACATTTACCATCTTTAATTGGTTGAGTTATCAATATACCTAATTCATTTAATACTGGCTTTACTTCGCTTAAAATTTGCGTTAAACTAGCATAAGTGTTTTTAAAATGTGGGTTCTTTGAATCCTTTTTAATTACTGATATTTTCTTTTGAAATTCTAGTAATTGTGTTTCTAATGTCTTTTCCATAATTAAAATTTAGGTTTAGTTTCTGCCACTACTATTTTACCATCCGTCCATCTAACAGCTCCATTACCATAAAATACTCTAGGAGCTTTAGCTTCTCTTTGATCTTTAGTTTGCGGCTCTGTTACTTGAATGTTATTACCGTATTGGTCTGTTTGGTCATTAACACTAATATTAAGATTGTAATACTGTGAACCGTTTTTTCCGTGAACGATTTTTGACTTGTCTAACTTGTTTAAGTCGATACTGATTGTTGCGATTGTACTCATTTTATTTGTTTTTATTGGTTTATATTAATAATTTCTATTGTGTTTTCTTTTTTTTCTTGCAGCCCATAAAATAGTATGGTGTGTATCTGTTAATTTATTTCTAAAGTCGGTAACATTTTTACCTATTGATAGTATAGCTTCTTCGGTTCTCATACCACTTTCTATGTGATAAGCCACTAAATCCACTTGTTTATCTAATTCTACTTTAAATGGGCTTATATGAACTTCTTTAGCGTTGTTTTCTTTATCTATCCATTCGCTAGTTTTGTGCATCATTTCAGTAAATAATATACTTGACGAACCACAATTATTAGAATAGATTAGTTTATTTTCTAGATTTTGTATCTCTTGTAAAATCATTGTTTTCTGTGTTTAAAGCATTTTTGATTATCTAATGATATTGAATTAGGTATAAATGATACTTGTTTATTTAATAGGCTACAATTACCATAATGTATTCTAAAACTAGCGTTCTTTTGATTCTCATGTAATTTATTAGAATCCCATTGTTTCTTAGTTTCAAAATCTCTAATCATATAAATGCAGTCATTGCAATTACAATCTATTTTTTGAAGTTCAAATATACTTTCTTTATCCATAATTAAAATTGGCTAAATAAAACGATTGCTAATAACATTCCTATAAATACTAGAGCTGCTTTATAAATAATTAATTTTGTTTCTTGTTTCATAATGTTTTTTTAATAAGTTTTTTTCCGATTTATATACACATAAGGCTATTCCTAGAATCATTATAACTGCAATTGAAAGTATAAAGTAGCCTATTGTTGCCGTTCTCTTATTCGCATACTCTTCCATTAGTTTCGTGTTTTCAGAGTTTAGTAGTTCGTTATTTGTCATTTTACAAGTTGTTAAGGGTTTCTATTATTTCTTTTTTGTTATCTTTAAAATAGTCTGATATAAAACATCCATTTGAGAATTTTAAAATATTAGCCAACTCATCAATAGTTTTAGTCTTTATTGGAGTAGCCCATGTTCCGCATCTAAATATAGTATTATTATTATTTGTTAAATCTCCATCTTTTTCTAATTTTAATTTATCAGAAGTAAATACTCTTTCAGTTCCGTAAATGATAGATTTAAACTTAACGCCCTCTTTAAACCCTCTCTTAACAGCTTCCTTAGTCAAGGCTTCTTCTACTTCTTTTTGGGTGGCTAAAGTCCATAAACTAATATCACTCATAAGTAAAGAATCTGACCAATTATAACCGCTATCGATACCATATCCATCACAAACACCTTTATAACAACAAACTATTTTACTATCACTATTTATTTTATACCATTTGCCAATCTCAAACTGTGGCTTTCCAATTTTACTCTTTAACTCATCTAATAGAGTTTGCAGTTTGTTTAATTCTTCTTTGTAGTTTTCCATCTTATTTGTTTTTAATTGTTTTATAGCTAATCCAAACCATTGAAATTAGCATGATTGAGGGGATGATTAAATTCATTTTGTTATACTGTATTTATTAATTTGATCAAACATATCGTAAACATCGGCTTTAAATCCTGCAATAGTGTCTTTTGAATAAACTTTAACCCACAAGTCCTCTCTGATATTGTCATCTATATCGTGGCTTAATTTAGTTATCCAAGTCATCTCAACTTTACAACCAATTATTTGTTTACTATCCTTTGAATTATAAATGTATCCAAAGAAATATTCTAATCCTTTGTCTGGATCTATTCTATTCTCATTTTGCTCGAAATCTTCCAATGTAGCGTCAAGCACTCCTTCAATATATAATTTGTCTATTTTCATATGTATTTTTCTTTAAATGTTAGAGTAATAGTTAATAATTGCCGTTACTGTTTTTCGACTGCCAGTGCCAGACTTCATAGCCTTAGTAACCGTTGGTCGTGATAGTTTGCTAAATTTAACAATAGCCATAATATCGCCCCTCTCTTTTTTTTTCATTATTTTTTGTGGTATTTTCATATTAATTGTTTTTTACCTCAAAACCCCCACCGCCGTACATCGGGTGAGGGCTTTGTCGAGGCTTACACCTCTGACCGAGTAAGGCGGCTATTTCACAACAAAATATTCTCCGTTGTTTAAAAAATCTTTCCAGTCGTTTCCAGTATTATTTGAGTTATTTTCAAATTCTTGTTTAGACATTTTTGAAGTTCTGTAAATTGATCCGTTAGTTCTAATTGTGTAAGTTCTTGCAGATTTATTAGAAGAAATTTTAATTACTTGTTTTGAAATTGTTGTTAAAGTTTTCATTTGTCAGAGGTTTTAAATTGTTATTAATTAATTATCTGATACAAATGTAAGTATAATTTCAATGCAAATGTAAAAAAAGTGTAATAATTATGTAATAAATATGTAAAGTGTTGATTATCAAATTAATTAAAATTCTTATATTTGTTCCATGATACTAAACACACTATACTTTTTAGGTAGGATAGCACTATTACCTATTAAATTTGTTATTATTTTAGAGTTAATAGATTTTTGTTTATATTTGTAAAATAAATGAATAAAGAAAGGTTGCTTATATTAGCTAGTAATTCTAAGATGCTTAGAAATTTGACGGCTAAATTGTGCAATTATAGAGAAATTCAGCATGATATGTTTCAAGAGTTTATGCTTTATTTGTGTGAAAAGGATGAAGATTTTTTGTTGAAAAAGTACGAAGATGCAATGTTTATCGGCTACTGTGTGTTAACTATTAAAACAATTAACTCACATAGATTAAAGGCTAACACACTAATTAATACTAAGAATGTATTAGCCGAGAAAAATAATTTTGTAGAATTAAAAGATATGCCTATTGATTGCGAATGTTATAATCACGATATCGATATAAAGTTTGAAAAGGCTGTTAAGTTTGCAAAATCGAATAAGTTTAAAGCTGAGGTACTATTTAAGTCAGTAGTAACTAGCACAAGGCAAATAGCACAGGACTTAGGAGTTAATGAAAGAAAGTTAATATACGAAAACGTAAAATTTAAAAAAGAATTAAGAGAAAAATTAAAGTAAAATGGAAACACTATTAAAACACAAAGGATTTATTGAAATGGTTGCAAGGGATATTATACGTCCAGACGAATCTCAACAAGTAGTTAAAGATGTATTAGAAGCCTATTCTAAAATAGACAGTACAGCTGAAATATTAGTAGGTTGCTCAACTTGTGAGAATAAGTTTAAAGATACTTTTAAGATTATCTTAGCTTATATTAACTCAAATGAAGTTAAAAATAAAAAGTAATGAAGATTTTATTAAAGCATATTACGTGTGAAAAATTAGTTCAATTTGAAGATACACAAAGTATTGAAGTTTCAAAAATTGACAAACAAAATATTAAATGTCCTAACTGTAAGGAATTATTAAAATCTAAAGATTTAAAGTAATGAAAAAACAAATTGATAATTTTACAGCAACTTTTGCATTAATTGGATTCTTAACAGTTTCTGTTGCATTAGGCTTATTCTTAGCGTCTTTAGTGGGATGCCAAAAGAAACCAACAGCTCAAAGTAGCGAACCAGCTCCTACAAAAGTTTGGTGCTTTTATCAAATGAATTACGGAAAAGCCTTTTTTAAATGTTGTAAAACTGAAAAGGAATATCAAGAAACTTATGATCAAGGTATAGCTAATGGTTTGAATTTAAGTGTTGAAATTAAAAACAATTGTAATGAGTGTCAATAATGGCTAAGTCAATAGAATTTATAAAAGCATTGCCTGAGTATGCGGATGCGTACATTAAAGAATGTTTATCGCACACTAAAGAAGTAGCTACAGGCTCGGGTAAGATAGTTAAGATTGAAGATAGGCATATACCTACAATAGCCTATTTTCTTAATATATGGCTTCCTTTGTTGAAATTGGATAGTATTAATAGGGACACTTATTATACGTGGCGTAAAGGCAATTGTGAGCTTAAATCCGACACTATAAAAAAGATTGACGAACTTTTCCAATCATTAGCGGCGGATATTGTAGCAAATGAAGGTAAAGGAATATTCTACGCTAAGAACAAGCTAGGTTGGACTGATAGGCTGCAAACTGAACAAACTAACATATCTATCCTAAACATTGACCCGATAGATAAACCAATGGATTAAATTATGAAAGATAAAATGTATTATTTATATGCTGAATCAGTTACATTTACTCATTGGTTGCATATAATAAAAAACACAAAAATACTTAATAGTAATGGTTTCGGTTTATTATTATGTGAGGATAAATAATGCCACTCAAACAAATAGTAAAATGGAGTTACTAACATTGAATATATTGATGTCGCTTGGTTTTTATCCTACTAGCAAGTTGGTTAAAAATTTTTTTGAGTATAAAGACTTTGCGTTAACTAATGGAAAAATTACAGTAAACTCTTTCAATTATGGGAAGGCATTTAGGTTAAACAATAAAGGTCATTTAGGTAAGAGAATAAAATATGTAAATGATTTATGCCTTTAAAGCAAACCACAGCATTAAGAAAAATTTGCGCCCTAACAAAAAAGTATGTAGCTGTTAGGGGTGGGCAGGGGTCATCTAAAACCTTTAGTATATTAACCATTCTTATTAATCATGCTAGTAGTAAGGCTAACAGGAATGTCTATGTAGTAAGTGCCGAGCTCACAAAGATGCGCGAAACCGTTATAAAGGATTTTGTAACAATAATGTCGGAAGCTGGTATATTTAACCCCGACAACTTTTTAGCTGGTACTCTCTATAAATATCCTAATGGCTCAACTATTAAGTTTTTAGGTTTAGACAAAGAAGATGTAGGTAAGGGCTTACGCTCACACGTTGTTTATTTTAATGAGGTCAATAAAGTTAATCAGGAAACTTTTAGGCAAATGGCTTCAAGGTCTGATAAGATTTATTTAGATTACAACCCCGATGCTGAGTTTTATGTCGATACTGATATACTACCACGCCCCGACTGCGATTTTATCCAATTAACCTTCAAAGACAATGAGTGCTTAAAAGAAGGTGAGCGAGATGAAATTATAAACTATTATAAGCAAGGCTACAATGAAGATGGTAGCATTAAGAATACTTACTTTGCTAACTTATGGCAGGTTTATGGATTAGGCAACATTGGTAATTTACAAGGTGTTATTTATAACAATTGGGTATTAATAGACGAAATACCAAGTGATGCTGATTTTATTAGTTATGGTTTAGATTTTGGTTTTGCTAATTCAAAGACTGCTTTTATGGTAATGTATAAAAAAGATAATAATTTATACTTAAAAGAACTTATTTATAAAACTGGTTTAACTGGGTCTGATACTATAAAAGAGTTTGAAAGATTAAATATAAGTAAACATCTTTCTATTGTTGCTGACCATGCAAGACCTGAAATGATAGAAGATATAAGAAGGGCAGGATATAGCATAAGGGAATGTGTCAAAGGATCAGGCAGTGTAATAACTGGCATAGATGTACTTCAAAGATATAATTTATTTATTACAAAAGATTCACTAAATGCAATAAATGAGGCTAGGTCTTATAGATGGGCTTTAGATAAAAATGGTAAAAGCTCAAATGAGCCTGTAAAAGAGAATGATGATTTTTGGGATGCTACCCGTTATGCTGGTAACAGACTTAAAAAGTCAACATTCATTGTACATTAGTTGTAAAAATTAAATTTAATTGTATATATAATTATGAAAGTACCTAAGCGTTACGAAGATTTAACCGTGTCACAATTTCAAGAACTTGAGGCATTGAAAACTAATTCGGCATTATCAAAAGAAAATAAAAGTGATAAACGACTATCTATTTTATCAGGCAAAAAATTAGGCGTGATTCAATCTTTAAGCTCTAAAGAAAAATATGAAATCTTATTGGATTCAATTTTTTTGATAGAGCCTTTAAAAGAAATTAAATGCTGTGATTCTTTTTGGATTGGATTTAAGAAATTCAAATACATTAAAGAGATTAGTGACTACACAACGGCTCAGCAAATAGATGTTAGTAATATTCTCAAAGCTAACAAAGGAGATTATATTAAATGTCTACCTGAATTAATGGCACTATCTCACAAAGAATTAACCCTATTTGGTTGGAAGTACAAGCAGGAAAATCATCAAAAGAATGTTGAGTTGTTCAAGAAAAGTAAGTTAAAAGATTCGTTTGGGGCTGTTTTTTTTTATTCAAAATT